CGTAGATCAGTGTGTCGTGTATCCATTCAATCCTCTAACAAATGATTATGGTACTGGAGTTGCTTGGAATGGTATTACCAATATTACCGAGTCTGATTCTGGTTACCAGCCAACACCGATTTGGGCTGACAACATTAAGTATCTGGTTCTGATGTCTGTTCCAAACTTTGAATTTTCCATCGAGTGTTATCAAGTTCCAAAAGAGTTTGATCCGTGTGATGGTATAGTTTCAATTGGCGGACTGTCGTTAACAATGCAGGGTCGTAAGCAGTTTGCTTTGGCCTACAGAACGCTTGTCGGAAACGATCAGTACTCTCACGATTATGGATACCAACTCCATCTTACATGGGGCTGTATAGCCTCTCCTAGTGAGAAGAATAGTAATACGCTGAGCGATTCTCCGTCAGCCGAAACCAGAACGTACTCGGTTACTACTCAGACTATTTCTTTGGCGGGTTATAAACCATTCTGTACGCTTGTTCTTGATAGTCGTTTGATTATGCCTTCTCGACTTAGATTGGTTGAGGAGGTTATTTATGGTCACGGCGATGAGCAGCCAAGAATGATTACTCCAGAAGAAGTAATGGGTCTTTTGACAATTGGTCCGGTTGCAATTTCTGCTGCTGATCCAGATTCAGTTGTTGGACACGCTGAAGTGTCGAGTGTTCAGGATTCTATAGTAGTAACCTCTTCTGGTATAACCGGAACTTCGTTCGGTTTAAATTGGCTTTGGGATCCATTTAGTTTCGAGGTTGGTGACACGACCGGTCAACGTCATTACTTAGCTCTTGATTTCTCGGCTAATGATTTTTCATTATTAACCGGTTGTAGAGCTGGTGTGAGAAGCGAAAGCATGGTTGATGTATTTAATGATGAAGACCATGTTATTTTGTTAGAATTTGACGATGACCATACCACATTAACTGTTATACAAGAAGCTCTGAATGATTCATTGGTTGAAACATTTGATTTGTCTGGAGTTACGCGTTCTTAATTCAAAATAGAAAGGATCGGCCATGTCCAGATTCTTTGGTCCGATTGGATTTGTAACATCTGAGGAAATTCCTGAGGGATCTGGTATATGGAAAGATGTTGCTACCGAGAAAAATTATCGAGGCGAGGTTAGTAGAAGTAACAAACGTTGGGATACTAGCCAGTATCTTAATGATAATCTTAATATTAGCAACACGATTTCCATTGTGGCCGACCCTTATATTTCTAACAATCTATTCGCTGTTCGATATGTTAAATGGCTGGGGAGTTATTGGAAGGTGATTAGTGCCGAAGTTCAAACTCCTCGCATAGTTCTCAGTTTAGGAGGTGTGTATAATGGACCGACGAATGGAACTTCATCAGATGTTGAAGAACATCCTAAAGTCAGATAAGGTCTATTTTCAACCTCCTCCATCAGTAAAAATGTCCTATCCATGTATAGTATATGAGCGATCGTATATTCATACTACAAAAGCAGATAATATGAACTATCTTAATAGAGTGCGATATACTGTTACTCTTATTGGAGCTAGTCCTGAATCTGAATTTATAAAAGAGATATTGGAAATACCAATGTGCTCTTATGATAGATTTTTTACTTCCGATGGTTTAAATCATGATGTATTTAGTCTCTATTATTAAGGAGTCGTTATGCCAGGAGGATATAATATTTCTTGGGATGATGCCACTAAGCGTCTTTATGAGACTGGTATCGACCGCTGTGTTCTGTATCCGATGAAGGATACTATCTCTGACGCAACTAAGCCCTACGACGATGGTGTTGCATGGAATGGTCTCACGGCAGTCAATGAGTCTCCCTCTGGTGGCGAGCCTACCCCGCTTTGGGCTGATAATATTAAGTATCTCAACCTTATGTCTGCCGAGGAGTTCGGCGCTACTATCGAGGCTTATATGTATCCCGATGAGTGGTTGCCGTGCGATGGTACTCAGTCTATTGCTACCGGTGCTTACATTGGGCAACAGCCTCGTAAGCAGTTTGGTCTTTGCTATCGTACGATTCTTGGTAATGATGTAAAGTTTAATGATTACGGGTATAAGCTTCATCTGGTATACGGATGCATTGCTACGCCAACTGAGAAGTCTTATAGTACGGTGAATGATTCTCCCGAGGCTTCTACTTTTAGTTGGACTGTTAGTACTACTCCGGTACCTGTTACTGGTTTTAAGCCTACTGCACATCTTGTTATTGATAGTACTACTGTTACTCCTGCGAAGCTGACTGCCCTTGAGACGATTCTGTATGGTACAGATGGTACTCCTGGAACGCCTGCACGTCTGCCGCTTCCTGCTGAGGTTATTAGTACTATCACTGGGCAATAATTGATAACACTGGTTCTTAAAATTATTAAAGTTTAAAGGAGATAAACATGCTTAAAAAGACCATTACATATGAAGATTGGAATGGCAAAACTCGTACTGAGGATTTCTTTTTCAATCTGACTCGTACTGAGTGCGCAGAACTTGAGTATGGTCTTGGCCCAGGAAAGTCACTATCCAGTTCTTTTCAAACTTTGATCAATAATAATGATATGGGTGCTATTATCAGTACGGTAAAGAATCTGTTACTTACTGCTTATGGCGTTAAGTCAGAAGATGGTAGACGTTTCATTAAGAATGAAGAGATTCGTGAAGCGTTTGAACAGAATCCAGCATTTGATCAAATTTATATGGAATTGGCGACAAATGCGGACTATGCTGCCGAGTTCTTGACGGCTATTATGCCCTCTGATTTCACCAATTCTCTTGGTGCAGATCCTAAGAAAGAATTGCTCAATCGTATGAACGAGGCCAGAAAATCTGGTGATCTTAATATTGTTTAGTTTATATTATTAAGGAGGGAAAATGCTCCAGATTAAAGTTCCATCGAGAGAAGTTTTCGATGAAAGTACAGAGACATTTCTCACGACTAAAGAGTATACTCTTAATTTGGAGCATTCTCTCCTTTCTATTTCAAAATGGGAGTCTAAGTGGTGCAAACCGTTCTTGTCGAAAAACGATAAAGATATTCGTACTCCTATGGAAATGCTTGATTATATAAGGTGTATGACTCTTAATAAAAATGTTCCTGTTGAAGTGTACGCTTCTTTAACTAAAAAGAATATGCAGGACATTGACCGGTATATTAGGCATCCTATGACCGCTACAACAGTCGCATCTCATAAGAAAACATTTGGAACTGAGATTATAACATCCGAACTTATTTATTATTGGATGGTGTCTTATCAGATTCCGTTTGAATGCGAAAAATGGCATATAAATCGACTTCTTATGCTTATTAAAGTTTGTAACGCTATGAATAACCCTAAGAAAGCTGGAAAACCAGATTTGATTGCTCGTCAGAAGCTTAATGCTGCTAGACGTAAGGCAATGCATTCTAAGGGGTGAGTATATGATTAGCGCAAAGGCTAGTGGAGATTTTAGTAAGATTACTAAATTTCTCAATACTATGAGGAAGAAGGATGCTAAAGCCGTATTGAAAAAATATGGCGAAAGAGGAGTAGAGCTTCTTAGAAATGCTACTCCTGTTAAAACTGGAAAAACAGCCTCCTCTTGGAGGTATGAAATAAATGTATCTAAAGGCAGATACTCTATAAATTGGTTGAATGATAATATACATAATGGCGTCAATATTGCTATAATTCTACAATATGGTCATGGAACTCGTAATGGCGGATATGTTGCAGGAAAAGACTATATAAATCCTGTTATGCAACAAATATTTAGTGAAATGGCTGAAGAGCTTTGGAGGGAGGTTGTTCAAGCATGAGCTCTGTTGATAATCGTGTTGTCAAAATGTCTTTTGATAACGAAGAATTTGAAAAAAAAGCAGGAACGACTCTCGGAACTCTTGAAAAATTAAAGAATTCTCTTAACTTTAGTGGTGCTGCTAAAGGTATGGGAGAAATTGCAAAAGCTGCTGCAAGTGTAGAATTTAGCGCTTTATCAGATGGTGTCCAAGCTCTTCAAGATCGTTTTAGTGTTATGGGCGATTTTGTTCATAATACATTTATGAACATATTAA